AAAGCGACAACCGCTGCCAAAACTCGTAAAATATGGCGACTCACACTTATGATAGAGCAAAAATTTTCGCCTGCGAAATTCGCAGGGTACGTAAAAGACTCCATGTGAGCATCTTCTTAATAGAAGATTACATGTTCTGCGAATTAGGCAATGTTAGACATATTTGCCCCCAACCGTCGCCCGGCTGGGATAACTATCGTTATTTATACTCACTAGTTTAAATGAGTTTAAGATCTTTTTTAAAATCCCACATAGCGATCAACCTTGTGAGAAGTGCTCGTTTAACCGGAGCTAGGTTAGATATATTTAAGGACCTTCTAAAGGTCAAAAATCAGTCCCTATGAAGGAACAGGATCAGCGCTATACCGATACAGCGTTGGTACATTTTGAAAATACACAAAAGAAAAATCGGGTCCAGCGCTGGTAAAAACCTGAACAACAGGTTGATTGGTAGAACCAATTGGTTGAAATGCATGAACCTCAAAACCATCCAAAAAAGTATTATCGACAGTTCGAGAGCTTCCCCGAGAACGGGTCGCTGTTGAATTGGATATGAACTTATAATTGGAATAGAGAGGCAATGATAGGGAAATAGTAGCATTTGATGAGGAATGACTAACTGCAGTACCTCTACAAGAGGCAAACAAGCGATTTGTCATCCAATTAATGCTGTTCCGAGTGGCTCCTTGGGCTGTCCTCAAGCCCTCAAGTGTATAACTTGTTTGAGAAGTTTCTGCTCGAGTGGCAATTATTTGAGGCATATAATCTGCTTGAGCGGTGGGCAGCAAATAATAATTTACTGCTCCTCTCTGCCCCACGAAACACATGGCAAACCAATTCATGAAATTCCAACAAACCCAGTTATAGTCTTGTGAGACTCCCGAAATTAAACCGACTGCAGCCGACGATCCCAAGGGATCATAGCCCGGGTAAAGTGGCAACCGGTGATGTATCCAAGTAGAAAAACATGCATTAGTAGAAGCACTAGGAGGCTCAAAAGGTACGGTTGCATAAGCACATGTTCGCTGACATAGAGTTCGTATTGAAGGAACTTTCTCACCCATGTAAATAGATGATAAATTCGGATCTTCTCGGGTACTCCCTCCTGCTATGTCAATCTCCCCATTCATATCATAACTCATTTCAGTACTTTGAGGAGTATACGGAGACATCCTATAATCTGGTTCAATAGGACCTGCAAATTCCATATTATCACCTGCTCGCGCAGACAGAATAATAGAAACTGGAGCAGTGCCAGATGGACTAGATAATTCTGTGAGTACTTTAATTGAAATGTAACCATTGTATGTAATGTTGGTACTAGAATCAAAAATAGGATTAGTTGTGCTCCATATAAAAGCTGGAGGGTAGATATTCTGCAAATACGGTACAGACTGAGACATAGGAACGCGGAATTCCAATTCTGTGCTCTCACCTATATCCATAACCGTGTTGTACACACTTGCAGAAATATCTGTCGATGTACCAAAGAGAGATTTTCGCGGATCCCAGGAGATCTGTAATCGACCTCTATGATACTGAGAAGCAATCACCTTAATCCGATATATCATATCTCCACGCCAGTACTGAAAGCATTGAGCTGCAAAACAAGAAGGTAACATCGCATACCGGGTAGCTGCAGTTATAGAACCACTTTTGCTTAAGCATGGATTAACTCCCCAGTTTATCAAATCAGCTCCACTAACATCAGTTTCAGCCCATGAAATAACATCAAACATTCCCTCTCTGGCTGCAAAAGCAGATAAACTCATCGGATCTTCTGGAGGACAACCAGCAACCCTAGGATCAATAGATAACTCATTTTTCGCATCTAAGGTTAGTTTGTCCACTGATTCTGGTAAATCAGGAGCACCAAGATTTGGTAGGGCTGATGGTTTCACGTAATGCGTATCCGAAACATCTTTGGTTTTAGAATATCCCAATAGAGCTGCGGCTTTCCCAATCCCCGTTGCTGCCATACTTGTAGCAGTAGCAAAAGGACCAATAACTGGGACTTCAGATAAGGTGTTAGCTACCTTAGCAATAGATGAAGCTGGACGTGAAACAACACCATTCATAGCATATTCGTCTCCTTGAGGAGCAGATTGCAATGAAAGTTCATCTGTAGTTCCCATCAACTCAACATCAGAAGCCCAGGCATACGTGACAATATCAGTATTAATACCAGCTGCTCCATTCGCGGTCTGAGTATTCACATACGTGCGATAAATCAATTCACCCATATCATCAAAATCAGAAGCTCGCGTAGCATTAAGCCAATTACGTTGCCAAAGAAAGGGTAAAACCATTTCACCCCCTTGATTTGACTGGGGGTATATCCAAATACCTGGTCTCTGAGACTCCAGAACAAGCTCATCAGAAGCCGCAATAGGAGCAGTATCAAAAAGCGGTAAAGCCCGATAGGAAGCTCTTAAGGCGCCATAGACAAAGGGAGTGGAATTGACAACAATTTTGATATGTAGATTGCATCGTATACCAAAATAATTGTCCAACTTTCTGCCAATAATAGGATTATTGAAAAACAATGACCATGGAAAAATGGACCTGTTAGTAGAAGTGGCCAAAGCAACTGAAAAGCTATCAATCTTGACGGGTCGTGAAAAATAATCATTCAACCGCAAAATTTCTGGGTTATCGGAAGATAAAGTTGGAATAGTTGTTGATAAATCAACTATAGTTCCTTGATTGTTATCAGTAAAAGTAACAGTTTGTTCCTTATCTTCACCAGAACCTTTCTGAGTAGTATTTGGGGCAATCATATCAACCGCACTTGACTGTAGTGTGTAATCTAACTCTCCTAGATCAAGAAGACCATTTATCTCATGGCTGAGACCTGTAAAACAGGATTTTAAAAAATTGTTCTCGTTAAGTCAGAGAATCTCGACTAGAGTGATCTGACTCAGACTTCACTCCGTCACTTGTGTCCTGTGGATCCAACCAATCCATCCCTAAATAGGGACTTTGGGGAACGCCCTGGTGGGAATCCTCAATAACCCATTCTCCCTCATCGTCGACACCTTGATGAGAGCAGTAACTGCTATTGAGAGAGGAATTTTGGTTTAATTTCGACGTTTCCTCAAACGCCGCTTTGGCTTCACAATCATCAGAAGAGTCCCAAAACAATGTTTTGAGAACATCAAATGGTAAGAATGAAGTAGGTCTAAAGTAAGCTTTTAATCCCAATTGGATTGCAACTTCCTTTAGTAATTGTTGTTTTTCTTCAAATACTTCTCTTCCATAAAAGAAGTACTCACGACCAGCACCAGTAATTACTTCAAGAGCTTGCTCCGACTCTGAAATCGAAGTGGAAGCAACCCATACAGTAAGCTGACGCTCGATGGAATCATGATCAAGAGGAGCTAAATATGCCCCTACCTCAGTATTCCAAACCCAAGATCTTTTAAGAAAAGAAGAAGAGTAAATGGATACATAAGGCACAGATTCAGATTCCTTGTCGGGCATGGTGTAAACTATTCCCATATCCTGAAAAGCACCAGAAATAGCAACATGATTAAACCATGGGCATTCTGTGCTCACAGACATGATATTGTCATCACCATATGTCATTAAAGAAACAGCTTCTTTAAACCGAGTGCTGGAATGGAGTGAAGGCATATCCCTCCCTTGTGGATTCAACATGCGATAAACATATCTCATGTATAAAGAATTCACAAGACTGTTGATTATAACAGTAAGAGGGTGTCCAGAAGGATTGGAACCAAAAAATTCCACAAGATCACCATTGAAATCAACCAGAGGGTAAGCAGTATCAACCGCTATTCCTCGCATGACTAACAGATCACTATGTGAAATATATTCCGATTCTTGTGCAAGATCAATGAGAATGTCAAATGCAGCTCGAATAAAGAGGGGACTCATCTTTTTATCAAAAGATTTGTAATCTCCAGCAACGATTCTGTCTGCACCGTGCTTAACCAAATAATCATGCATCTCAGTCCATTGATAAGATTGAACAACTGTACCAGTGCCCGCTTCAAAAATGAAACGGTTCTCCTGTATAAGTTTAACATGCGAAAGAAAATATTTTCTCACAAGCAACGACCAATCAAGAGGAGCACCAGCAAAAACACGGGTTTTACCTATAGTGGCTTTCTTAAGAGAAACTGGTTCATCCTTAAGATGAGCACAAAAGTTCGGATATACCCTATCTCCCTCAAGATACCTTCGTAGCATATCATCCATGCGAGATTGAATTTCTTCATTCACAGCAAGAGGATTCTGATAACCACGTTGCTCTTCCAAGGGTTCAAGGAAATACTCCTTACTCTTCTTCCATGGATTGCCTGCTGAAGCCTTAGTATTCATTTTATCAATGAATTTCACGCCACAGGCTCCATTGAGAGCTGTAAAATCATCTAAAACATGGATAGAATCAAGTTGATCCGGAGCTATTCGAGAACGAATATCCTCCCAAAATTCAAATTTAACACTTTCCAATATATCCGTCCGAAAATGAGTCACAGGTTGGACCATATCCATAGCAGCTATACGCCAAGGTTTCCACCCTCTCATAATGGGCTTAAAGTATTTAACTCTATACCCATGAGGAGAAAGTAACGGTAACATTGGTGTAATAGTAACCATAGATTTTGGAGTAGGTCGAAAACCATCAAAAGAACCAAAGATATTGCAAGATCCTTTATCAATATAGCGAAACACTGATTTGGGATGCAAAGGTAACAGAGTACGCTCCTTGGACTGGGACGATAAAAGTGGAGCAGAAACACCAATTTCATCACCAATATTGAGACGATCCTTAGTAAGGGGAACACCTATGATTTCATGAACTTTGTTATGACGCAAAGCATGAATACCTAGAATAACATACCCCTTAGGAGTATCCGCAATAATGAGTGATCCACAGTCACCATTCTCAGACATAAACTCTGGCACAGAATTGATGACAATATCATCGAAACCAGGTAGCTTAATAGGTCTACGAATGGTTCGAATTCTCTTAAGACTCATATGGGTTATTTCACCATTAGCATCTCGTTTAGCTTGAATCCCATCAAAAGCAACATTTATATCACTCTCAGGCATATATTGCATGATGCCCTTCTTAGGGGGCATCTGATTCAATGTAATAATGCAGAGATCAGTCTTGGGATAACGCACCACGTCAGACTCAGTGAAACTAACGTCAATGTCGGAAGAAATACCACCTGAGCTGTTGCACTGTCTTATACGCATAGTTGAAATTCCAGTCTGCTGAGGAATGCAATGGTTGTTAACAACGTACTTATTACCTTTAAGGCACGTAAGCCGCATTACCATACATTTAAAAGCTTGAGTTGGCACAACAGCGTAAACCAAATTCTTTGAGATACCTTTCAAAAATTGATGTATACTTAAAGACTTTGATGATGTGATTTGAGGAGTAAGCTGAAATGATGTCAAACGAACATCCTCATTATACCACACATTGATTTCTTCAGAGTCATCAGATTTTGGTGCAGAACCAATATCCTTTGTGGAAACGGGTTCGGACTGTGGTGTAACAACATTGTACATGCGAAATGCCGCGTACATAGCCGAAAGAACCACTAAAGTACCCACAACAAATTCTGGCGTGTAACGGTCGTGAATACGAGCGCCCATACGACGAATCTGATGCAATTTGTAAGAACTCCACTGTTTTGCAGCCTTCAGATTAATGTATGCCCGTAAGTGAGCATGCATATAAAGAAAGTGCTTTAAACCAGTATAACTGTACAAAATTTCAAAGAAATCTTGCCACAATAGAAACAAACAAAATTGGGCCAACCATGCAGAGAGGAAACCGAACTCAAATGTGTGAATTGATTGAACCTCACATTCACATTTATCCATGAATTCACTGCATCCGGGACAAACGACGCATTTACACAATTTTGAATCCAAAAAACAATGTCCACATATTGTGATATTGTCCATAGATTGTAGATTGCGACGTATGGTTTCATTGTCCCTGTCAAAAGCTTTAATAGCTTGTGAAAACCACTGAAGAAACAAATTGACATCGTGTGTGGAAAACACCACATCAGTCGAAGCGCCCTGAGTTCCATGTTGATCAACATCAGAAGGTGAAACCTTCTTCACCACCCAATTCCAGCTATCCTGATAACCAGGAACAGTGGGAACCTTAGTGGAATCAAGCATACCGCTACCGTCATCGCGTTGATATTCCTTTTTTACTGTTGGTACAATAATGTAAGGAAATCGTCTCCGAGCAGCAGCAGGACAAGAGAAATACACATGCGCATTCAAATGCTCAGTGTTAGTCGTAGCCAAGCAAAATCTTGCTTTCAAAGGCGTACGCCCCTTCTCATCTAGTGAGGCTTGATCTGGTACAAAGGGAACAGAATTGACAACTTGCAAAAATTCAAGAACAGAAGGATCGCCGTTGGCGGCCCTATTCGGATTCATGAAAGCAACATCATCAAGAACGACAGTGTGCATGGAAGTCGAAAAGCCATCCCAAAACTTAGCAGCAGGATTTCGCGTATAAACATAATGATCTTCCAAGGGAAGACATTCAGTTTTAGCAAAATGCTTACAAAGCATATCTTTGATAGAGGATTTTCCAATTCCTGAAGCACCACAAACAAGAACTGAAAAGGGAGCATCTCTACTCTCTCTTGCTGCTTGCCTAGTTGTCAACTCAGAATCTATCAAATATAAGTTTGAAAGACTCTTTCGTATAAAACGGGACTCAGCAGCATCAAAGTCCTTTGAATGACGCAAAATGGCCTCACCTTCTTCAACAGTTCGAGCCAAATTCGCACGAAACTCGAATTCAGTAAAACCGTGAGCTTCAGGGTTATGCATCAACTGAGATTGTCTCTGCAATAACTCACTGGAATCAAACCATTTTTGATACGTCATTTTATTGTGCAAGAAACCGTCAAAATTACCAGTGCGGTAAACGTAAATTCCTCTCTCACATATAAAAGTGGTAAAATCTAAAATGGTATGGATAAAACCAGTACGTGAATTGTACTTCTTCTCAAGAGCCATTTTTTCAAACTCAGTGTATCCGAAAGTATCGAAATTTACACCAAATTTGTCCAATATGGAATGTGAGAGTACAAAAAAGACTAGTTTTTTCATCTTCTTATACAATGGTGAAGAAACAATTCCTTCTGTAAGAAGAAAATTGGATCTAAGCATTGTAAAGAACTCCAAAGTATCAATGGATTGGGGAGTCAAATCATCCAAAAGAGCATCTGACTCATCCTCACCTTTGACAAGTTCAAAAAGATTCAACTTCATGAATCTTTCT